CGTGGGCGATTCCTCTGATGCCGTCGATGTTCCACGCTTCGAACGGGATTTCAGTGATGTCGTCGACGAACGGGCCGCAGAGTGGGGCTACTGCGACAACGCTGAACAGTTCGGTAATCCGTGCGATTGCTGTGTGGCGGTCATAGACTACCATCGAGCCGGTCTCGTTGGGGTACGCCTTGCAATCCGCGCCGGTTGCCTGTTCGATCGCAGAAGCGATTACCTTTGCCACTTCCTCGCTTGTGATTGTGATGTGCATCTTGGTCTCCTGTGTTGTGGTTTGTTTGATGGCTCTATTATGCACCATCTGACACCATATGTCAAGTGTCGGCGTGTCGTGAGAACCGTTCTCATTAGGCAATCTTAACCGGGTTCATTCATTAACCCATGACATTCATTAAGGGGGTTCATTCATTAACCACCCCCCATTCATTAGTGGGGGGGGTCAGCTGTTGCGGCAATTTGCGACACGCCGACTTGACTTATTAGTTAACACTTGATATGATGAAGCCATCAAACAAACCACTACACAAGAGGTGATAGCAATGCGTTATATTGGAAGCTACGAACTACAGTCCCTTAACACTGCCCAACAGTCTTTTTACCGCAAGGCCATTGTAGAGACGTGGGACGCCGGACGCGACGGCATGCGCTACGCGCTCAAGTCATACGGCACTACGGTGTGTGTTGTCAAGCCGATTACGTCAATCGGCGCGTATCCAGCAGTCTACGATGTGGCCGTCAACATGAACGCGCTAAGCGCCACAACATTAAGGCACGTTAAAGAGTTCTTAGCGCAAACTGATTCAGTTTTCCGCGGCATTCATCTCGATTGGCTAAGGGATAAGGTTTATGGTGAAAAGACGGTAGACAACGGTGATACCACCCATTACCGCAATCTCTATATCATGCACAAGATGTAACCCACGCCAATACGACACGCCGACATTGACAACAGTATATTATAGTGATATATTAAAACCATAGAAACAAGAGGTGGTAACAATGCAAAAGCAAACATTCATCAATCAGATGAAAGCACGCGGGTACGAGCTGGAAACCGTCGGCAACGGCAACATTACCGCAACCAAGGGCGACATCACGGTACGATTTGTACCACTCGCCGACTACATCGCCTATATCGACACGCCGGCCATGACGGCAATAATCCGCAAGGACACGACGGACGCCGAAACGATGAACATAATAGCCGCATTGACCGACTAGCCCTAACAGCATACTTGCGGGTGCGAGTCCCGCAAGGGCACGAAACATATAAGCCATACTATTAAAGGAGTTGGTTACGATGGCTGAAAGAATCACAATCATGGGCGCTGAATGGATTAAGTGCGACGGCAACGCGCAACGCCCCTTCAAGGCGTATCGCGACAAGTGGCCCGACGGTGACACGCAATGCGTGGCAATTGGCGACGAGTTCTACGTGCGCTTCAACAACGGCGATGGAATGATCGACGACGACTATTGGTGCACGCTCACTCATGGCGAGTATACGGGCAAGCACACGGCCGTCAACGACGAGCACGCGGACACCATCGAACTGCGCACGTTCGACTGCTGGTATGAGGGTAGTACCGAAAAAATCTTCGGGGGCTGGAACGTCCAGCCCCCCATCATTATGGAAAGAGGAAAAACAACAATGGGTGTAATTGTAACAGCAATACCCGGCGCAATGCCCGAACCCGAAGACATCCTAGCCATGAGCGAGACGAACCCGGACGGGGGTGGTGTCAGCTGGTGGGACGGCGAACGCTTGAGGGTGTTCAAAAACGTTGACCCGCTGAAAGTGGTTGGCTTCATTTACAGTCATTGGGATAGTCTCAAGCGTGCCCCGTGCCTGATTCATTTTCGTTTCGCCACGCATGGCGCGGTTGAGCCGCACAACTGCCATCCGTTCCATACGGATAGGGGTTATGTCGCGCATAACGGTATCGCACACGACTACACTATCGGGCCGCACGCGTCAGACTCCCGCAACATGGTTGACGCGTGGATTGATAGCGGATACGATAACACCGTGTTTAATGGTCAGGGACTTGTAGCGCTTATCACCCCCCATGGCTGTTTGAAATGGCTTGAGGGGGAGCCGATTGAATACTCGCATGGCGTATTGGTTTCCAACATGTTTTGGCGCGTCTGATGAATTTTTTGGGCGCGTCGTGAGACATGCCATGATATAATAAACAATGAAACCAAAGAAATGAGGTAAAACAATGAAACCGTCGGAATACTTTCCCGATAGAGTCGAAACATACTTGACGTGTCTATCCGATAGGGCGCTCAACGCAGGAATCGACGTGGTGAGCGACATAATCGTGTTTGATACCGCGGCCCCATACACAGCCAAGGACTATCAGTGTGCGCTTGAAGCATGGTTGCAAGGACGCTACGACATATGGCAGAGCCGCATAGACGCATACAAGGCGAACCCGACAAGCGAAAACCTAGCAGTCATAGCCGAACTCGCAATCCATGAACACACCCCCCACACCCAGCGCGACTACGACGACATAGTGGAACGCGCATACCGGCTCGCCATAAACGAAACGCTAATCGAAAACGAACTCGAAAAAAGGAGGAACAATGGCGGACGATAAACGACACGACGTGCTCAGCAGAATCGCCGAAGTACAACAGTCGGTCGAAGCAGTGAAACGCACGACCGAAGGATACGGATACAAGTACGCCACGCTGAACGACATTTGGCGGCTAGTCAAGACCAGCATGGCTGAACATGGCCTAGGCTGGACGGCCGTCTGCTCAAGCGAGATAGTCGGCGCGGACAGCGACATGCCAACCGTATACAACACTCTGACCATAGCCGTCTACGAGTCCACGCATGAGTGTGAAAACCTCATGGACATGGTGAAGCATGGCGAGGCGGTCAGCAGCAGCTACACGTATCCGGCGGCCGCGGCCCAACAAGTGGGCAGCTTCGAAACCTACTACAGGCGCTACGGGCTAATCCACCTGCTTGGACTCACAACAGTGATGGACGACGACGGAAAAACAGCCACCCCCCTCCCCCGCCCCGCCCTCACGGAAGAATTCAACTAAAAACCGAAAGGAAAAACAATGGCAAACAACATGCTCGAAATCGAAGCGGTAGGCGAAATCCGATTCGTCCACATCAAGGACAAATACCAGTCCGACGCGGCGAAACAGCGCGGAATCGAACCGAACTACCAACTGCAGCTTGAGTTCCCGAAGAATGGCGACGTGCATAAGGAACTCGTCGCATCCGCGAAACAGTTGGGCGTGCGAGCCAACGGCGACAACCTGCGCTACAAAGACGGTGATTTAATCACCCTCAAGGATGGAACCCAGCCGCAGCACGGCAAGTGGCTCGTCAACCTGTCCTCGAAGTGGAAGCCAAGCATCGTTGACCAAAACGCCAACGACGTCGAACTGACCGAAGAACCGGGAGATGGCACGCTCGCCAACGTCGCATTCAAAATCGGCAGCACGAAGGAAGGACGTCTCACATACTTCCTGACCGGCGTGCAGCTGCTGCGAGTCGAAAAGAACAATACCCCCGCCCCCCACAAGTTCGGCGTGTACACCCAGCTGACCATCGAGGGCGAGGACGCCGGGGAGCCGGAACCGGAGTTCTAACCACCAATGAACGCGCCAATCCACTACAGTGACGACACGCTGATTGACGCGCTCACAACGTGCATGAACATCAGCCAAGCCGCGAAGGCACTGGGAGTGTCCCGTGGCTGGCTGTTCCCACATGCGAAACGGTTGGAGCGTGAAGGCAGAATCCTGCCGAAGTCAATCATGCCCGCATATTTCAGACCGAAGGAGAACAAATGACGAAATTCCTAACCACCCCCCCGGCTAATAGTCGGGTAGACACCGTGTTCAACACGATGCTCAAACGTAATTTAGGAAGATGGGCCGAATACCGTTCATACGAGAAACGTACCACCGCGAACTCCACCGCCTACTATATCCGCAAACATATCACCGCATGGACGGAATCAAACGTCGATTACGCTGCGGTCACACGTCGCAAGCCGGACGGAACATACGCGGTATGGGTCAGCGCGGTACGCATCAAGGAGGACACCGATGCTGAAACTGAATAACCACAGACCGGAACCATTGGAGTCGGCCATCCAGAACCGTCTCATCAGAATCTTGGAACAGCAAGGATGGTACGTGCAGAAAACCGAAGGACGCTCACGCAACGGATTCCCCGACGTGACCGCCGTGGACACGTTCGGCAACGTGTGGTTCATCGAACTGAAACGCACGGTAGGAAGGCCAAGCCCAGACCAATGCCGCGAACTCAAAGCGCTCGCCAAACATAACGCGAACGTCATGCTCCTATACGGCATGAAAGCCGTTGACACCCTGCTGTTTTACAAAAACTGGGTTGACTTGACGAACATGTATCACTACATCCTTGTAGTTGATTCGGAAGGGAAAATGAGATGGGCGAAGGAAATCTGACATACAAGGTATTCAAAGACCGTGAAACATGGCTCAAGGCGCGTGGGGAAACGATAGGCGCATCCAGTCTAGCGCATTTCATCGCCACCGGACAATTGCCATCCCCACCGCCGGACGTTCCGGCCGTACAGTCGGCATTGCGGTTCGGCAGCATTTGGGAGCCAATGCTCGTCAAACTGTATGCCGAACACCTGAAACTCGCCATCGTCACCAAGAACACTCCGGTCGAAAAGTTGGAGAACGGACAGCTCGCATGGTATGACAACAGCTTCTACACGGACGGTCGTCTGCACGTCTCCCTTGACGCCGCATACCGTGACTATGGCGGCATCCTGCACACAGTCGAAGTGAAGACGGGAAGCAAACCATCCTACGCGTTCCTCACCAACGAACAGCGCAATCAATATTCGGCTCAAGCGCAGATAGAGGCCCGCATGATGGACACGGAGTATGCGGAAATCATCTACGCGCAACGCCCCCCGTCATGGGAGATATTGAACGCCGAATACATCACCGAACAAATCAAGAAAACACTCGACATCGCAATCGTCCCCGACGTGATGGACGCGGGCGCACTGGAAAAGTACGCGACGGAATACGAGCGTGCGGAACAACCATCGGACTCGGACAACGGCGGACAACAGCTGTTGGCCGAACTGCTGGAAGCGAAAGACCAGTACGAGACGCTGAAGGAAAAACTCTCCACATGGCTGGGCGAACACCCCGGCGAACGAGTGGCATGCGCCGGACATGTCGCAAGACTGGCGGAAACCACGCGCACCACCACCGACTACAAGGCGTATTTCAGCCAGCATCCAGCCGACCTGACCCCGTTCCAGAAAACATCGACAACCACACGTCTCAGCGTGGTGAAAGAGAAGAAAAATGCGTGAGCTGATGATGAACTGCCTGTACATGCTCGCCATCCTCCTGTCCGTGCTTGGAACCACGGCCGTCGTCCTTATCCTTATCGGTGTGGTCAAAGGCATCATCGACCTCATCAACCATTCCGGTGGACATGATGAAGAGTAGCGTATCCGAATGGCTTGACGGCGACGCTTGGGTTGACATCGAGAAGATGCGCCAGCCCAAGCCAATGCCGCCCGCCAGAAAAAAGAAGACCGTCACCCACTATGCCGACATGACACCCGAAAAGGCGGAGCATAAGCGGAAGCTGAAAAAGAAGTGGATGAATGAGAACCACGAGAAAATGCTCGACTATTGGGCGCGATACCGTAAACAGCATCGTGAGGAAAGCCGAAACGCATGCCGCAAGTGGCAGGAGAAATTCAAGGCTGAACATGGTGTCTGCTATCAGACTTGGCGTAGATGGCGTGAAACGCCGGAAGGACGCGAGCGCATAGCCGCATGGGAAGCCGAACACAGGAAGGAGACACGGTGAGGGCTTTCATTTTCGACGAGGCCGGAACAGGCAAGACGAAACGCAGCATGGACCTGCTGGACGATGCGGAGCATATCCTCGTCATCTGTCCGGCAAGCGTTGTGAAAACCGCATGGCTGCCGCAAATCAGCCAATGGTCACACGGCAAGGCGCTGACCATCGACGACTACCGGAGTATTGGATGGCCGGAAGACTATCGTTTCCTCGTTGTGTCCTACAATATGGCCGCCAAGCTGGGAGAAGTGCCGGACGGTTTCAGCCTCATCGTTGATGAAAGCCACATGGTGAAGAATCCTAGGAGCGGACGTTCCAAAGTCGTGAAGGGCATCAGCGACCTTGCCAAGGACGTGCTGATGCTGACCGGCACGCCCGCTCCGAAGGATTTGGAAGACCTGTACGGGCAGACCGTGGTCATGTACCCGCACACCAAGGACAGGATAGCCCTATTAGGCGATTCTTGGCGCACTCTAGGGGCTTTCAGGATGCAGTACGGTAAACCATACACGATGAGCATGCAAGGGCGCACAGTGGTCAAATACACGTACTCCAAGCCCATGGTCGAGGAAGCGTGCCGACAACTGCAGAAGCTCGTATTGGACATCCGACGCGGCGGCAACCCGCTGCCGCAAGTCGAATGGCTCCCATCGCCAAAAAACGAACAGGAGGACATGGCGTTCGAACAGTGGACGAACACCCACCAATTGGCAGAAGACGTGTACGCGGCAAGCGCGAGCGCCGCCGCCGTCAAACTCGCCCAACTCGACGATGGCTTCGCCTACAAGACCGAAGACCGTGGAGAATCCTACTGGTTCGGCGTGTCCAAACTCGAAACAGTATACACTGAAGCCAAGAGACGCGAAGACCACACACCACTGCTCGTATGGACGCGGTTCAAAGCGGTAAGAGACGAAATCTACCGTACTTGGACGCCATGCACCGATGCGAAGACATTCCTCGCCATGACCGACCAAGAACGCGGAAAGTATCGGCTCATAGTCGCCAACCCGCAATCCATGGGCACCGGCGTTGACGGCCTACAGCGTCTCATGAAAGACCAGATATGGCTCGACCTCCCATGGACATACGCCGACTGGGAGCAAGCCAACAGGAGACTGGTACGACGTGGCAGTCCCTATCAGGGACGGCAGCGCATACTCGTGCCGGACACGCCATGGAACCGCAAGGTCATGGACGTGATAGAAGGAAGGAAAACACTCGATGACATCATCAAGGAAAAACAATTGGGATGAAGTGATGGAAGACGTGAACAAGGCGATTCCCACCAACAATCACGGATTGAAAGGTCTGAGCGGCATAATCCTCGACCCACCGGAGCCGCCGACAGTGGAAAACACGCTCGAAAACATTGAGCCAAGCATCTACACGCGCATCGCCAACAACCTCTACCATGTGGAAAACATGCTCAACGGGGAGAAGGCCGAAGAATACGGCAATCCGCGCATCATGTTCCAGAACATTTCCAAACGATGGTTCGACTGCGACGATGCGGAAGTGGATGTCGCCATCATGATGGCCGAACTGAAAATCGAACGCATCAAATACGACCACAGTAAAGAAGACTCGTATCTGGACGCCATCGCCTACCTTGTAATGGCATTGGCGTTCATGCAGGAAGGAGAAAAATGCTGAACGACATCACCATCGAACAGTGCGTGGACCATCAGGACCTCATCCTGCCATACACGGAAAAACAGTTGAACCCCAACTCGTATGACGTGACCTTGCAGGACACCATCGTCGTCTTCACCAAAGATGCGAAAGAAGGTTACGCGGACGGCGGCGACCACACGTTGCATGGCATCCACACCAAGCCAGTCAGAATCGACGGACACTACATGCTACAGCCCGGACAGTTCGTACTAGGCGCCACCGTTGAGAAAATCAGCCTCCCGGACAACATGATGGCGCGGTTCGACGGAAAAAGCAGCCTTGGCCGACTCGGACTCTGTACGCACGTGACCGCAGGATTCATCGACGCCGGATTCATCGGAACCATCACCGTCGAACTGAAGAACGAAAACATTTTCCCCATCATGCTAAAGCCCGGCATGAGAATCGGACAGGTATCATTCGAATACTTGAACGATGCCGCGGTAAAACCATACGGCATGGTCGGCCACTATCAGAACCAGAACGCTCCGCAGCCCGCAGTGGAGGTGTGACATGAAATCACCAAGACAATGCCTCGACTGCGGTCGAGACATGACATTAGAGGAATGGTATCCGGAAATGCTGTGCGAAACCTGCAAACAGGAAATCGATTCGGCATTGACGGACGAAGACAGACAGGAAGGATTGGAGTATCCCGATGAGTGTTATTAGAGGACTAGCCCACCTCGACCCGACGCTATGCAAGCATTGCCTAAAAAAACTCACCACGAAAGAAATGTGCCTGCTCAACGGATATTGTACGAAATGTTGGAGGTTGCGCGGTCGTGGTTGAACGAGAAAGCGGGAAGCTTTGATATGGAAATCCTGAAACTCATCATCTGCAACACCATACTGCTTGGACTCGTCGCGGCCATCATGATGGTTTGCGACGCATGGAGCGACCGCATCTTCATCGCATATGTTGCTGTAGCTGCCCTAGCGATAGTGGCTTGCATATGGTTGTATGACTAAAAAGAGAAGCCCCCGCATGAACCGTGCGGGGGCTGGGGAGAAACCAAAGGAGGGCTGCTGGAAAAACTTCCAACAGCCCTCATTGTATCACGGTCAACGACACATTGTCAAATACCAGTCGCTGCCGGAATCAGTGCCGATGGCGACATACCTCGGCTGGCCCGAAGAAGCGCCAACATAACGACCCCACAGGAAGCCGTCAGCATAGGTTCCCCAACCATCCAACACGACCTTCTCGCCGCGATCGTAACTGGCGACAACCTGCCCCTTCAGAGACGGTTCGGTACGCACGTTCAACTCGTCCACCGAGACCTCATACGAGGTAGCGACCACGGTCGGAGCTGGGGAAACCACCGGCGCCGGAGCCGGATTCACCGGAGTGTTCGCGCCAACTTCAGCATACTTGTCCCAAGCGGCCTTATCGCCAGCGAAATAGTTCAAATCAAGCGAACCGGCATAGCCGCCGATATGGCCGTTGGAAGTGTACTGGCGCATCGGATACGCCACATACGACCAAATGGAATCGGCATCCTGCCAGCCGACCGCATCCATGGAAGCGTAACACGCCTCCCAAATACCGCAATCATGCTTGGTGCAAATGTCCTTGATGAACGGGATTTCGGAACGCTGGGCATACACGAGCGGTTTCACGCCGGTCAGTCGAATATACTGGTATAGAAACTCGTCCAGATATGCGCGGTCGCCCCAAGCGGCGTTATCATCCGCCTCCCAGTCAACGCACGGCACGAACTTGCCAAGATAACCCTTGGTGTTTCCGGCGAAGAAATACGCTTCCTCCGAAGCGCCGACGCCACGAATGTAATGCATGTAGCCGACTGCAAGGCCACGCTTGGCGGCGGCCTGAATCTTCGCGTCAGCGCCAGTCCACACGGATTCGACGATGCCATTGTCGGTCGTCAACTCTCCGGCACCCCAAGTGCACTGCACCACGACGCCATCGGCGTCAATCTTGGAAACGTCGCAATCGGCCTTCCAGTTGCTGATGTCTACAAACCTCATTATTCGGAAACCTCCGTTTCATTGCTTGCAATATGCTTGCCAGTCACCAGACTCTTTGATGGGGTGGCGAGCGAAGCCGGACTGATGGCATCCGTCTTGCCGGAGGACGCCACGCACGTCAACACTGACGCGACGGCTGCGACAAGCGCGATACCAGCCACGTTCAACCAATCGACCTGAAACAGGCCGACGCCGCCGACCACGCCAGCTGACAATGCCGCCTGACATGCGGTGCGGATTGCACGCTCAAACGTGTCAACCCAAAAATCCTTAGTGAACAATATTCTGCTCCTTAGTATTGTCGTCTGCCAACGGTTCTATTGTACTCCTTAGACCGTCGGGAAGTCTTGGCTTCGGATACCGTTCCAGAAACTCGGGGTCGAGAACGTTGCAGAGTTCACCCAGCCAATGTCCGACGGCCCGAATGTAGGAGGTTTTCAAATCGTCCTTATAGCGGAGTTCGTCGCGTTCCCGAATGAACACGGCAAGCTTCTCGTCCTGCCGGTCGATTTCCTGCTGCATGTTCAATTGGGCTTCCGAAAGCCGCCTGTAGGCTTCGCTCAGGTCGCCGCGTCTGTTTTGCGCCCAAGTGACCGCTGCGACCACGATGGCGCATAGTCCGGTCACTAGGGCGACGATGATGTCAGTGCTCATATGGCACTATTCTAGCTGATAATTGCGATTATGTCAGAAAAGGCGGTAAGTGGCGTGGGTGGAATATGCCTTGGAGTGACATCCACTTGAGCAATCATATCGCCCACATGTGGGCGAGCGGCGGCACCGCGCATATCGACCTACTGACTTCCCCGGTGAACCTGACTGGCTGGGGTAGCGAAGTCACCGTAGCGCAGGTTAATAATTCCAACTTCTATCCTGCCATAGCAGAAGGCTGTTATGCTGCTACGAAAGATTCGTATTTTCTGACCGCGGTCAGTATATTTACAAATGGCAGCATCAAGGTTGGGTATGCTGGCGGCGCTGCTGGAAGTCGCACTGTATCCCACATTTTCACGTATAATATCGGCTAGGCCCTCCATTCCCTGCACTGCCATCCTCCAGTCACGCCGGAGTATACGCTGTTAGTGTTGCCCAGCATGACGATTTCACCATTGGGGCGTACGAAATTGCACCAGTCGGCGTTGACCGCACCCACTACGGCATAGTTGATGGCGGTGGGATTATTCCCGTAGGGTCGCCATCCGGCCGGAACGGTTTCAGTCGCAAGAGCGTGATTCTGTTGGCTTGAACTATCGTATTTTACGCTGCCGCTCACGATGACCGTGTCCCATTCGCGTGAGAGCCACCACGTATCCTTGGTGAATGGCGCCTTCACGCTAATGGTGTCCCTCGTCTTGGCCCACTTGCCGCTTGGAGTTCTGACATAATCGCAATTATCAGCCACATTATGCAGCAGCGTGCCTTCTGGCACCATGGTCATGGAGTCACGCTGGGCGGAAGTCTGCACTCTCAGCATGTCACCCTTCATGGCCGTACCAATATACGTCTGCGTGATGACCACGCCATTGGCGGCCGTATTCGACACGCCAGCAGGAAGCAGCACCTGCGCCAAAGCCAAAGCGCCATCCGGAACAGCCGGCGCGACCGGCACGGCGGCGGCCGTGCCCTTCACTACGCCGAACGTCGGAACGTCCGAACTATCCGACATTGGCGAGCGCTTCTCATTCTGCTTCACATACACGACGTCGATGCGCGAATTAGCGGACGGGGCCGCAGCCAGCGGCACGTTCACGTTTCCGTCGTTCTGGATAAGCAGCGCGCCGTAACGGTTCAGCACGGCGTTGAACGGATGCACCGTCACACTCATAGAATCGCCGCGACCCGTCACGAGGTTATCCTGCGAACGGTCGAGAATACCCGCAATCGGCATCATCGTGTTCTTGTCGCAGACGAACAGGCCGCTCATGTCGCGTCGCGCATCCAAGAACGACGCCTTGCCGGACACCGCGAACAGACTATTCCTCAATGCCATTATCAATCTTTCCTTCCAACGCTTTCAAACGTTCCTCAAGCCGGTCGATACGGTCATGGGCGAGATGGGCCTCATGTATCGCCCAAACGCCCAGCATCGGATAGTTGATGCCGACAGGCTCGTAGTCATCATTATACTCAACGAACTGCCCCAAACCGTTGTCATCCAGCTCTTCGGCAATCATGCCGACGTGGACTGTCGCGCTGTCGCCGTTCTTGTTCACGTCGTCGATGAAACGGTAGAGCGTCCAATCCACGGCGCGCATCTGCTCCAACGTGATGTCCGGCTTGAGGAAATCCTGCTTCACTTTGCGGCTGGACTGCGACGTGCCCATCGTGCCGTCAGACAACGCCCACACCGCACGCCATGGGCCGACCGTGAACAGATTATTGTAGGCGTTCGTCGTATGCGTGCCACCACGGTCGGGAGACAATACACCCCAATTCCACGTATCGCACTTCTGGTCGATGGTCGCACGGTCATAGGAGTTCCTGCTGATGGACGCGGCCACCGTATTGTCGATGTTCGCGCTGATATCCAACACCCTTTGAATCGCCTGAGTCAACTGCGAGCCGGAAGGCTTCTCCAATTCACGCAACCGGCGACCATACTCGTTCAGGGTGGCTACGAGCTTGTTGGTCGCCTGAGCCGGATTCTTCACATCGAGCACATCCGTATCGTCAGCGGCCAATATGGCGCCGTCCGCCGACTCACCCTGATGCACTACGATTTCGGAAACCATTATTCCACCGTCACTTTCACACCGTCAAACACGTCACCAAGGGTGAACGTAATCCAATTCGAGCTTTCATCGGCTTTGATGCCGGTGATGCGCCGCGTATGCGCGCCATCCACATAATACCAGTCGCCCTTCGTCGTGAACCTGATATAATCGCCTACCGTATAGTTGGCGAGCGTCTGATTCACCGAATGCAGGTATCCGCGATGCACTTTCGCCTCAGTGGACGACACCGGCTGCCAGTAGACTGCGGCCGCCTCGTTCGCATACGCCTGAAGCGTGTTCCGCAGTTTCACTGTCGAATGGCTGGAATCCACGCTCTCCCAAATCGGCGCACCGGCCTTTTCCAGAACGTCCGTGTAGGCCGACACGACGAGCGTCCTATCATCCGATTTGCCGGATGTGAACCATTGCAATGAGGCGAGCTTGTCGCCATCATCCGTGGCTGACAAGGACGCGATGCCCGGCTGCATGGCGGACGCGCTGAAATAGTGGGTTTCGCCGCCAAGCAGCGGGCGCCCGGTCTTCATATGCCACTCATACCCCAATCCGTCAGCCGTGCGCGTCGGGAAGAAGCCGATATCGCAACCGTTCTGACGGTTCGTGATGTTCGTCAAAACTTCACCGACGTAATTCAAATCGACCGCCTGATAGCTCGCCTCCGACTTGCCGACCTCCGCGGTCTCCAACACGACCGGCACATTGCTGTGCGGCCAGCTCATCGCCTGTTCGACGAGATTGCGTGCGACCGTGTTCCATGTGACGTTCTTGTACGACGTGTCGTATTGAGTGTCTGGCGAACCGTCCGACTTGACGAGGCTTTTCCCCATCGCCTTCGCCGGCAGAATCGTCCTATGGTCAAAATACGTCCACATGCCTGAAGCGACCAATGTGAGAATACCCGAATCGGCGTCATAGTCTCGGCGCATGAGCACTCCGCCGACCGTCACCCCATCATCCTCAGCGACCATAACGGTCTTGCCGATGGCCGCAGTGTTCCTCAAATCCAACAGTCGCGCATCGTTCGCGATATATTGGACGCGCGTGTCGCCAGATGAGGCGTAGATGGGTACTTTGACGGTAAGCGAATCAGTATCGTTCAGTTTCATCTCCCATTCTGCGGAAGTGTGCGGCAATGGGATGATGCGGCGTCCGGTCAGCAGGTCTGCGAGATAGATTTTCACCTCCAAGCCTCCTTCCATTCGACAGTCATCGTCGGCTCGCCCGACTGCACGCCCAATGGAGTGAACTGTATCGTCGCATCGCCCGAAGGACGGAACCAGTTCTCTTCGGTGAGGAACATGCTCAAATCCGACTGGTTCTGGAACAGCACACGCTCATCGTCGAAGTCGAACACCATCGTCTCGTCGGGGTTGATTTGACGGTGAAATTCGACCGCTTCGCCGGTTTCGATGCAGTGGATGCGCACGCCTTCGGAGAGTCCGCCTCTGATTTTCACGACAAGATGCGTCGGAGCGAAACCGCTTCCGGTGATGGCGACACGTCCCGGATTGCCGACCTCGCCTTCCGACAATGGGTCAAGCAGCGGGTCGGTGATGCCTTCGCCGTCTGTCGGCACGCCGACCGTCTGCGAGCGCAATGGCCCATGCAGGTAGGGGGATGGCGCGAGCAATCCAATCTGGAACGCGGCCTTCCCACGATACCGGTATTCGTCAACGGTCATCGACCTGAGTTCCGCATCGCACGATAATGCGATGCCCGCGCCCTTCTGCACGGTGACGGGAACCAAACGTCCGGCCATGCCACGGAGACGGCGCATCATCTCATCCGTACCTTCGACCGTGCTGGTCGCATAGTATCCGTTGATGGTGATGGTGCGCCCATCATAATACGTCGTGCCGGGAATGGCGTTGCCGTCAGCCCTAGCCCAAGAATCCTGTTCGGTCTTGGCTGACGGCAAATCGTCGAAACCGCTCATGGACACCAGTGTGAACTCGTGTCCGGCGTCGCCGTAAAGCGTGATGTCACCCACGGTGACGGTTATCGTGCTCAAGGTCTGACACTTCCAATCATCTCATTGTTCAAAGCGTATCCGAATCGGCGGGCCACAAGTTCCACATCACTCAACGGGCTTGCAACCACATTATCGATGTGGACGCCGCCAGCATACCGCTGGTCGCCAGCCGACACCATTCCAGTATAGTCTTTAAGCCGTGGTGCCGACACCATGCCAAGATTCGTCGCATCAATCTGGTCAAAATCCAAGGAGCCGAGCACGCCATCGACCTGACCGCGCACGAACGCTCCTTGGGCGCCGATGGCCTTGCCGAAGTCGCGCATAAGATGCTCGCCGGACACGCTGGTATAGCCGGAGCCGGAGAACGGGCCGACCTTAGCAGGAGAGAACGGGAAGAAGTCTCGCACCTTCTGCAACGCGCCCTTCACCGCGCTTTTCACGCTTTCGACCGCGTTGAGGATACCCTGTTTGAAACCGTCCATCAACGCGGCGCCGGAATTGACCAGCCACGAGCCGGCACCGGCGAACAGACCCATGATTTTGCCCGGAATGCCTCTGATGAATCCGAGGATACGGCCACCCAATCCGGCGAACGGTCGGGCGATGTTCCCGATAATCGCAGGGACAGCGAGCGCGACGGCCATGAAAATGCTTGGGAAGTTCGCGGCGATGCTGGTTGCAACGCTGATGAAGGCGCCCAACAGCGTGGGCAGGCCGTTGACGATGCCGGTCGCCAAACCACCGATGATTGCGGGCAGCTGGGTGATGATGGCGACGGCGATGCCCGGCAATGCGGCGGCCAATGAGGTTATCACGCTGGTGATGGCGGACATCAACGCCGGAATCAGCGTCGGCAACGCGGTTGCGATGCTCTGTCCGATGGACGGAAGCGCGGCCACAACGGTGGCGCCCAACGTCTGAAGGCCGGAAGCCAAGGACGCGCCGAACCCGCTGATGAACCCGGCAACCGCAGCGCTATTGTCGCTTACGGCGCTGAACGCGGCCTGAACGCCGGTAATCAACGCCTGACCGAGCGAGGTCATAAGCGACGGAATCTGTCCGGCGAGTGTGGCGAACAGCGTGCCGAACGCTTCCAGCATCGGCTGGCCGTACGTGGCGATGAAGCCGGGCAGCTGTACGAACATGTCGGAGAATGCTTGGGTGATTTGCGGCAGTATCGTCATCAACGCGGGTGCGAGCGTCTGCCCGACGCTCATGAGTGCGTTGGCGATGCCCGGCAATGCGGCTGTTACGCTCGCCACCATCTGCGGGAGAGCAGAGGCGAACGCGCTCGCCATGGCGGGTAGTTTCGTCTGGATGCCGGTAAGCGTGTTGTCGAGGCTTTTCTGCCATTCGTCGAACTTGCCGACCATCTGGGACGGGTCGAGCTTGAACAGCGTCTTGAATCCGGCTGTCAAGCCGGTGAATATCGCGCCGGTCACGCCCAGCTGGGATGCGATGCCGCCAATCTTGCCGATTACCGCGCCGACTCCATTCACGGCCGCGCCGAATCCCTTCAACGCGCCGGAAGACACTTTCAACGCGGCTGAGCCGATGGTGGCGAATGCGGCCTTTCCAACGGACGCCAACGGGCTGAACCGTCCGGCAAGACGCGACACGGCACCGCCGACCATGGCCGAGAGTCCGGCGCTCACAGTCTTAGCTGCGGACGTCAACGGCGCGAACGGATTCTGCCCTTTGAACGAGCCGAAAATCTTTTCAGCAAGACCGTCGAACGGCATCGACAATGCGGACGCCGCTTCGGAACCAAACGACTTGAGCGCACCCTTGACCGTGGAAAGCCCATTGCCCACCACAGACCCGAGCTTGGACATGGCTTCACCAATGCCGGTCGCGTCCAGCATCTCACCGAACACCGTCTTGAACTCGGACGCCTTGCCTTTCACGTTCTCAACCATGGAGAGCACGCCGGATTCGACGCTGGCACACATGACCTCAATCTTCGCCTTGACGGATTCGGCTGCGTTCGAGAAGGCTTCGGTGAGAATCTCCTTGACCGGCGCCCACTGCTGAGCCGTGTTCGCGGCATAGTTGGACAATCCTGCCTTCAGGTTGCCGAACGTCTGCATGATGCTGTCGGACGCGGACACGGCAGACCCGACCAATGGAAGGAATACGTCCGGAATGTTCAGGCCGGTAAGCTCCTTGAACTCACGTCCCACCTGCACGAGCTTGTCACGGTAGATGTCCGCGCTCTGTCCGGCTGTGTCCAACGAACGGTAGATGTCCGAATCCACGACGATGGTGTCGGCGGCGGCGCGAATGTCATGGAATGCTTGGATGAGGGATGGGGCCTTCTTCCGTGCGGCGGCATCCACTTCCTTGCCGAGCGTTTCGAACGCTTTGAGGAACGCTTCGGGAAGCGCTTCCGCGTCGGCTCCCATCGCGTTCAAACCGGTTTGGAGAAGCTTCACATTCTCGGACGCCTGTCCAACACCATTCCGCAGGTTGGTCGCGGCCTGCTGGATGAGTTCGAAGCCTTCAGCGCCTTTCTCACCGAAACTGAACGCGTACGTCCCCAAGTCTTCGAATGCGACGTTGAACTTGCCGAGCGCGTTCTGCACTTTAGTCGATTCGGACAGCGTTTTCGACATTACGTCGGCCATGGACGCGAGCTTGTCGATGACCGCGGACGATGCGGACACCGCCGCTCCGAACACGCTGGTGAAGATGGAACCAAGCTTGATGAGCGTGCCCTTCACGCCGACCAGCGCGCGTCCGATGAACGGGATGCGGGATGCGAACCGGTCGTTAGTGGCGACCATGAGGGAGAACGCGGTGGCGCCGATGACGCCCACCGTGTTCAGCATATCGACCAAGGAGGATAGCAGGTTGACGTTCTGCGAGTTCAGGCTGATGAGGTTAGTCAACGGGGCGAGGAACTGTTCGACCTGCTGCACGTTGAACGCATTGTTGACGGCTGGCGCAAGCTGGTTGACGAACGTCGTCGCCAACTTAGTGACCGCGTTCGACAATGGCACGAATCCTGCGAGCATTTCGCCGAACGTGTCCACCATGCCCGAATTGGAGATGGCAGTCAGCGCCTTGCCCAGATTGGTGGAGATGGCGGTGGCGGCTTCGGCCGACCTTGCGCCGACCGTGTTCTTGATGCTGTTCCACGCGCGGTCTGCCGTAACGGGCATGGCGTAGAACTGCTTTTCGATGGCGTCAGCGTTCTCAAGCACCGTATCGTAGAGGTCTTGACCGCTGATGGAGCCTTCCTTGCCCAACTGTTTCAGTTCGCCTACGGACACGTTGAGGTGTTTGGCGAGCATTCGCGCGATTTGCGGCGAGTTCTCCATGATGGAGTTCAACTCGTCGCCGTTGACGATGCCCTTGCCTAATGCTTGGGTAATCTGGCGCATGGCGCTGGACGCTTCCTGAGTGGAAGCGCCGGTGCTGACCATGTTCATGTCGAGCAGTTTGGTGAATCTCGCCGCGTCACCGTAATTGGTCACGACTTCCGGTGCGAGCGTGCGGAGACGTGCCGCCGACTGGATGAAATCGTCAGTGGTGACGCCGACCTCGTTCGCGTATCCCAGCGATGTTTCGAGCGAGCTTGTGTAGTCTCCGGTGGTGCCTACCGCGTTTTTCAGCATGGCGGTGGTTCGACCCCACTGGTTGCCCATTTCGATGATGTCGGACGTGACGGTTTTGACTGCTTTGCCGACAGATGCCACGGCGGCGATGGCGGCGGCTGCATTCAGATACTTGTTGAGGTCGAGGTTTGCGAAGCCATTGCCGAAAGCGTTGGCGGAACGCCGTCCACTTGAACTAAAGGATGCGAACACGCTGTTGAGCGCGTTTTTCACGCCGCCTTGCAGGTTGAGACTCTTATTGAACGAGCCGGAAAACAGTCTGGACATGCCCAAGCCGTTCGAAGCGAAGAGTCGGCTTGTGCCTGATGCCAGTTTGGGTTGGATGGAGGGGGTGAGCACCGCGCCCTTGCTTGCCTTGACAAGTGCGGAGTGCAAGCCCTCCAACGATGGAAGTACTTGTATCCACGCGGTTGCGATGCTGCCCTTTGCCATCTATTGTTCCTTTCGGTGAAGACCCAACGCCTTGTTGATGTCTTCAGTGTTCATCGAATCGAGTTCGTAATCCTCCTTCTTGGTGTTCTTCCGGTTTTCCGGCAACACGCTTCTTGGTTTCCGCCCCTTGCCGGAGTAGGGGGCGAGCGTTGACTGTTGGACGATGTCGAGCAGTCGTGCGACCGCTCCGAACGTGCCTATGAGTTTCGCCCGTTCCAATATGGAGTATTGTCGTGGACTACCGTATTGGCTTGCGAAATCAGCCAAGATTTGACTGTCCCACTTGTCCGGGTTTATCGCATAGGTCAGCCTTTCGACTGTGATTCCGTAATTGTCAGTAATTTTCCCGACAGGTATTCCCATGCGTCGATGATGTCATCGTCAACCGCGTTCATAAGCTGTTCGTATTTGGTTTTGGTCAGGACGCCCTGCATGAGCTTGTCGATGAGCCATACGGTTTCCACGCTGTCTTCCATGCTGTCGCTGTGGATGGCCTGCTGGAATTTGCGGTTGCGGAGGAGTCTCGCGTAGACGTCCGCCCATCCGTCGTTGAAGTCTTCGATGGTAATGGTGGGCTTGCGTTTTGCCATTAGGTTTCCTTTCGTTGTCTTTCTATATAAGGATACCCCACGCCGTGGTCGGCGTGGGGTATGTTGGTCACGGACTGACGAGACTGAGCGAGTCGAAGCCTACGCGGTTCCCGACGCCAGCCCCGGTGTGCACGTTCGTCAACACAATCCGACATTCCATCGGCACGTCGGCGGTCTCGAACGTCCTGCTGAACTGAGACCAGCCATGCAGGTCGCTGTGTTCGCTTAACTCGAATAACACCTGCTGCTGTGGTGTTACAACCTTCATCGTGACAATGCCATCAATACCTTCTGTAAAAGTTTTGATATAGCCGGTAAGACGTAATGTCTGATTAGGTGGTAGAACAAACACGTCAGAAGTGCATGAGGTGGGGTATATGTCTCCGCCGACAGTCAAAACGTTTTTACCATCAAACGGGGCACTATCATTAAGTTTTACACATTCTGCCGGTGTCCATTTCACCTGCCCTTCGTCGAAGTTGCCGTTAGGAATCAGATTGTCAATGAACTCTCCGAAATCATGCGATGTGGACGTGTTCAGAGTGCTGGCATACCTGACCGCAGATCAAGTATTATCGCCGCCGCTCGTCGTGGAGACCGTGGACTTCAGTCGAACTTGGTGCCCTTCGGGAGAGAAAGTTCGCCAGTATAGACATCATTTTCTCCCTTGACCATCTTCACGCCGGTAGTGCGCGACCATGGCGAATTTTGCCCCCAGTCGCACCATCTTCAGCCACCGTACTATCGGATACGGTGACTGTCAGCGTCGGATTCGGAGAGCTTACGCTTTTGGGATGGTGATGTACTGGGTTTGAGCCGGAGCGGTGGCGGTCGGATAGGCGTTGATGGTGAACTCGAAGTTCACGAGAGCCGTATGCACGTGGCTGATGTCGCCGGTGATGAGGAAGGTAGCGTCGGGCATCACGTTGCGGCGCTTGCGGCCGCCCTTCAGCATTTCATCGATGACGATGACGTGATGCTCCACTTCGCTAGCCTGCTCCTTGACGGTGATAGAGCCATCCTTTGCCGAGGTTGCCTGTTCGACAGTCACGTTGGCGGAACCGTAGGCGACCTTAAGCAGGTCTTCGTTCAGGGCTTCGATGCAAGTACCCGTCCACGTCTTGGAGAACGTCGGGTCCGCCTGTGCGACCGTATCGCCACCGGCGGCCACAATATCGTCTCCTGCGGTGAGGGATGCTGGTTCGGTCAGACCGTCTTCTGACAGATAGCCAAGGCCGACGAACGCCGCGGCCAGTTCGGTGGTGGCGTCGGTGGGGATTGTGGTGCCCAGTGGGGCGACCCAAATATAGCCGGACTTGTTGGCACTAGTACCCGGCTTGGAGAATGTCACGTTTGCGGAAGACTGCTTTGCGCCCATCTCAATTCCTTTCGTTGTTAGCGTTCAATCAGTGGATGGGCGGCGTCGCCGCCGCCCATGTGTGCGAATAGTGTCACGCGGTGGCGTGGGTGATGGCGTAGAACTTGCTGGTTCCGCCGATGAAGCCCCAACCGATTGCGACTTCGGTGCGGAGCATCACCTTGTTGACCGCACCCAAGTCGCCTTCGGCGGAATTATCCGGATTGCCGGAGTCGAACACTTCGATGCCGGACAGCGGGATAGCACCCCAGACGAAACGGTTGGCGAAGTCGCCGATGACCGCATCGAGCACCTTCTTGTCCAGCTGGCCGGAGCCGGTGGCCGCCGCGGTGTCGGACACGGTATTGGAGGCTGCGAGGGTGACGCCGCCGAGGTTGACCATGTTGCCGATGAGCGGAACGTCGGACGCATACTGGGTCGGCGTGCCAATGGTGGTGAGGCCATCGCCGATTGTGGCCAAGTATGCGGAGGTGGTGACGCCCTGCGCGGACGCGTCGCCCTGTGCGGCGACCTGTCGCACGGCCTGTTTGAACGCGGTGGCTGCTTCGGCTCCGGTGCCCGGAGTGTAATCGATGTTTCCGGCCTGACTGAGCACGTATCCGTTGGTGCGTGCGACGGTGGACGCGGCCTTGGTGGCCGGGTTGACGCCGAAGATGGGGGCGAAGTCGAGGGCGCGGCTGATTGCACGGTTCACATACGTGCGGTACTGGTCGAGGATTCCGGCCTGATACGGCTGCGCGAGGATGCTCTGAAGCATGGTCTGCGGAGAACCGGCGCGGAAGGTGGCGTCGGTCGGATTGTAGGCGCCGTCAACGCCGAACAACTGAAGAAACTTCTTCGGGAAACGGTAGCTAATGTAGAAGGTGATTGGGTTGATGGTCACGACACCGTTGGTGGCGTCGTTTGACTTCTTCTTCTTTTCGGCGTCGGTTTCGCCGGTGGCGCCTTCACCGAAGATGCCCATTTCGCCGGAGAAGTCGATGGTCTGCATCTGCGTGCCGATGAGGTCGATTGGAGTGCTGTTGGAAATCCTTGCGATGGCTCCGGCCGCTGGCTGGTTGGAAATCAGCTCGCGGTCAACGAAGCCCGGCTTCAGTTCGATTGTCGCTAGGGACATGACTGCCTTTCGTGGTTGAGGTGGATAGTGTCGGCCTTCTGCATTGCGGCCCCGACTTGGCCTCTACCACGATTGTTTCCGGCTGTGTGTGCCTCGACCCCACTGTCTCCAGTGGGTATGCCCTGCATTGTTTAACGACTGTGCCGGGCGGTTCAAGTCAGTACATTTTTGGGGAGACGGTCGGTTTTGACATGGTGGACGAAGCTGCTCTTATCGTCTACTGACCATCTCCAAGACATAGCATAACACCCCGCTTGACTTTCGTCAAACGGGGTGCGTGCAAACCAGAATCACAAGAGAGGAGCTACACATTGCTGCGTAACGGTATTTATTCTACCACCTTCTCGTCGCGGTTCGCGTTCGGCGTGTCGCCGGACTTGCTATATGGTCCGACTTGGCGCGGTTGCATTGCATGTGCGCCGGAACGAGATTGTCCATCCTGTCGCTTCCGCCAGCGGCGCGCGGTATCACATGGTCTGCGGTGAACGCCAACGGATGCGCGGTGTTGCGCCCCCAGTAGAACGGTTCGCCGCAATAATAGCAGGGCGCTCCCGTCCGTTTGGTGCGTTCGCGTAGGATGGCGCGATTCCGATGGTAGAGCCCCGTATCCTTGCCCATCAGGCAATCACCTCCCTGACCTTGCGTTCCTTCGGACGGTTGACGCCACGATACCATGCGGCGATGCTGACACCCTTCAAGCCCGCCGTGGTTTCGGTCTTGCGTATCGGCGCGAACTTCCACTGGTCATCCGAACCGGATTTGAGCTTCTGTGCATTCTGCACTTCGGCGGTCAATTGTGGGTTGTTTGTATGTTTGAACCGTCCCTCGTTCAGCAGGTCGAGAAATCCCTGCTGCGAGGCAAGGAACTCGGTGCCGGTCAATTGGATGACGTTCAAACCACGTGGGAGCATGTCCCTTATCGGATTATTCAATCCGCCAGCATCCAAAATGAGCGTGGTCTTGCGTGGGCGCGTCTTCAATTCGTCTGTGACCCACTGCCATGATTCGGTGGTGGGGCGTTCGTCCACGATTTCGCCGATGATGTACGCCCACTTGTCGTAATGCTGCGAGCCGACCGTCACCTCTTCGGTGTTGGCCGCGACGCTGAGTGCGAGCGTGCTTGTGGTCGGGTCGAAGGTGAGCGCGTAGACGAGCGTGTCACGGTCATGTTGGAGGTCGGAGTATGCGCTGTCCCACAAGTCCATCGGGATTGCGGGAGGAATGCTGTCCGCCCACCACAGGCCCAAGTCTTGGATGCGGAAGTCGATGAGTCCATCGGCGCCGCCCTGTTTGGCTATCGCCACGTCGGTGAGGAACGCCTCACGTGGAATCACGTCCGGGTAGAGCGGGTTGGTGAGCGCCCACAACTGCTCGTCCTCGATGTCCGCCGTCTCGTCGTCGATGCCGTAGCGCACCACATACGCCATGTCGTCGTTTTCTGCGTTGTCAAGAAACACGTTGAACGTGTCTCCGATGGACGAGGGGAGGAACGGCGTGCCGGTGTAGATTATCATCGCCATGCGGCGCGTCTTCAACGTCTTGGTAATCATCGCCTCGTATTCGGAGCGGAGTTCCTGCGCTTCGTCGAAGATGACCAAGTCGAACGTGCCGCCCATGCCGGCCGAAGCGCTCTTGCGGGAACGGAATCGGACGAACGCGCCGTTCTTCAACTGTAGGCGCTCGCGTCCCATGGTGGTGCTGAAATGCGTGACTTCGGCTTTCAGTTCGGGATTCGAATCGATGGCGTCTTTCAAATCCTCCATGATTTTGTTGGCGGCAATCTGCTCGTGCGCGGTGACGAGCACGTTCAGGCCGAGCACGAACAGGTAGAAGAGGATTGGGGCGGTGAGGATTTTGGTCTTGCCGTTCTGACGCGGCATGTTCAATGCGACACGCTTGTATTTCCAAGTGCCGTCCTTCTTGCGTTGGAAGGCGTTGTTGAGAAATTCGACCTGAAACGGGAGGATTGCGTTTCCACGACCCCAGTTCACATACTCGGCGGCCATGATTGCCACGTCGGATGTGGGGCGGACGTTCGCCCTCCAATTTGGATTCTTCACCAGCATGTCACACCACCTGATACTTCTTGAGGATGTCCGCGTCAGCGCCCTTGCCGTAGGCGTCGCCAATGGATGCGATGTCCTGCGCGGTCTGCGGGAACGTTAGCTCGTAGTCCAACGTGATGCCCAACGGTTCGAACACGGCGTTCAAATCCTGTTTGATGATGTAGATGCGGCTGACGAAGCTTTCACGGTTCGACACCAACGATTGGGTGGTCGCTCCGAGCGTGTCCAGAATCTGCGCGTCCTGCGGGGGGAGTCCAGTTTCCATCTGGAAGCTCAACACCGTGTTTTGCAGGAGTGTTTTGAGCTGTCCGTTATCCCATTGGCTGAGTCGTTTGACTTCCGGCCGGACGATGGTGTCATGGTCGTCGTTGGCGTCGAATTTCGTCCAGTTGGCTGGATTCTTGTTCGGGTCTGCCTTGATTACCACATCGGGTGAGGTACCGACCACGACGGGTTCGGGCAGCATGAGATGTTCGAGGTTTTGGGAGATGAGTCCTTCGATGACCATGGCGCGCTGCGCCAACAGTACGGCTTGGTCGGTGACTGGCGCGTGGCTGAGGGTGAGGCATCGTAGGTTTTCGTCGATTTCATCTGCGTTCTCGTCATAGCAGCGTCCATCCAAGCCTACCGCGGCGACTTTTTCCAGCTGTAGGTCTGCGGATGGGAGGTAGTCGGCGCTGAGCGGGTCGCCGTCCTGCATGAGGAAGTAGGAGTTGACGCCGCCGACCGCTTTGGAGAGGATGCGCGTGAAGCTGCGTTTGCCGACCGCGCTGAAGTTGCTGACCCGAACGCGCATGGAGTACGCGTTCTTGACGAGTTCAATCCACGGGAATGAGATTGCCTGTTCGTCCACGATGGTGAGTGTCATGAGCGTTTCGCTTCCTTCGCTATAAGTTTCTGAAGAGTGGTTTTCGGCGCTTTCGTGGCGGTGGTCCTGCTTTTGTGCGAATCGACTTTCACCGCTTCGTCAAAGTTTTTGGTCATGGTCATGAGCAGCTGCATGAAGCTGACGTAGTTTCTCTGCGCGTTGCTTGCCATGCTCATATAGTATTCGCGGTCATCGTCGGACGTTTCGGCTTGCCGACCGTACTCCTCCATGTCCGAGTAGGCTTTGTCGATGAGCCCGTTGACCTGTTCCATACGGCTTGAGAGGGCTTCTTCAGTCTTCCCTGCCATAAATCCTCCTTAACTGTTCGGCCATTTGGCGGCGTTGTTCTCGATACCATCGTACCATTTCGGTTTTCACGATGGCGCGTCGCGTCGGGCTTTCGTGGTATTGCTGGTCGGTGTTGTTGATGGTTGGCGTCATGTGAGGCTGTTCCTTACGTAGATTTTGCAGTCGCATCCGGCATGTCTCGCCCAGACGCCGTAATGGTTCGCGTCGTATGGGTGCCATATTCCGCACCGTTCGAGACACCATTGGCATGTTTCGCCCACCGATTCGCGCACGACTTCGGTTGTCGAGTCGAGAGCGAACAGGTTGGCGGTCGCCTCCTGCATCGGCTGTACGGCCAGTTCGCGCTTGTATTTCGCAAGGAAATCCCTGACTGTTTTCTCGGAACGCTGTTGGCTTATGAGCCATCCGACCTTTTTGCCGAAACTGTCGGAGTCGAGCCGTTCCAAGCCTAGTCCAGCGGATTTTTCCGCGACCTGCTTCCAGATGTCACCCAAGACCTTTCCGGCCATATGCTTGTCTCCACTTGCCGCGGCGGCTTGGGCTTGTCGCACCTGTTCGTCGGTGATGATGTTTTTCGCTGCCGGTGAGAGTATTTCCATGAGGTCTTCGACCGACTCTTGTGTGGTTTTCAACTCAGGTACTCCAACTGGTAGTCGTAGACGGTGGATGTGCGTCCGTCTTTGGTTGGCTGGGCGTCGGTGGTGTTGAGCAGCGGGGCGCCCATGATGTCCCACAGGCTCTGGTTGTACCAGTCGGTCAGGGCGTCGCCGATTTCGGCGCTGAGCGTGTCGTCGGTTCCGCCTGAGAGTTCGCGTGTCACCACGGTGATGGCGATGTCCAAGTGTCGGATGTATGGGGTGATGTCTGACGCGTTCTGGCGTGTGACGATGATGAGCGGATACTGGCCGGTGTTCTTCACGGTCGGATACTTGTCGTATACGCGCATGTTGAGCCGTTGTGATAGTCCGTCGATGATGTCGTTGACGATTTCATTGTCTTTGCTCACAGTCCGGATCCTTTCAGCGTGTCGCCGGAATGTGGCGTCTTGTAGTATTTGATTTCCGTTCCGGCTCGGCGTGTGCCTTTGAAACTACTAAGCGTGCGGTATGTGGTCATGGTCGGTGGCTTGCCCCTGTATGAGTCCATTCGCAGCTGTGGCATGATTTGCGATGCGACGCGGCGTGACTCCTGTTGGAATCCCGCCGACTGCATCACGAGGTTGGTCGCCGCGTTCGGTGCGGCGACCATGATTTTGGCGCCTTTGAGTCTTGCCATCAGTATTGCACCTGCTTCGCGTTGAAACTCCATTTGAACGGGTTGAACATCACCCTGTTTTCGGGGTCTATCGGCGGTTTGATTGATGTGACATGGTAGGCGTTTCCGTGGTATTCGAGTTCGCCGCCGACGATTTCGGGTGGCGTGTCCGGCGTGGTGACGTGGATGGTGAGCGAGTCCACTTCGGTCATGTTGTCGAACGTGCCGGTGTCTTCGCTTGTGGTGTTCGCGGCCACGATGCCTTTGACGGTGTGTTGGCCGTCTCCGGTGGTGACGGTGATTTCGTGTGTTTTGAGTCCGTAGTGCATCAGAGTTGGAACCTTGCTATGGTGGCGCGTCCGACGCCTAGTTGTTTGAGCTGGTTGCCGGTGAAGAACACGTCGTCCGTGTTGCCTCGCCATTCGCCGGTGAAACTGTAGCCGCCCGCCGTTTGGGTGAACGTTTTGAACGCGCTCAGGTCGGTGTCGCTTTCGGACATGGATTCCTTGCGGCTCACGTCCTGTGCGACGCTGACGCCGATGATGTCGGCGACCATTTGGCGGGTGAGCGGGTCTTCCGTGACCTGCTTGTCCAAGTCGTCGCCTTGGTTGCGGTACATCATGCGGAGCACGTTGGATGCGGCTCCGCGCTTGCGTTCCTCATAGTCCACGAGGTCGATGGGCACTTTGTGGCGTAGGTATACTTCGGTGTCTTCGACGGTGGCGAGCGGCTTCAGTTCGTCGGTCAATTCTTTTCCTTCCAGTCGTGCATCGCGAGTCCCAGCTGTAGGATGCGCTCGGCAAAACGTTTTACTAGCTTGTCCTTCTCGTTTTCGTCCAACTCCACGGGTGAGTTCACCACCACGTCGTCGTCGATGATTGAGAGGGTCGCCGGAACGTTTTCGTCGCGCATCACCATGCTGAGGATTCGGATGTCACGCATGCGCGGCGCCCATCCAGTCGGGGGTCTTGGTGACCGGTTCGACAGTCACCGGCGTAACGCGCGTGCGGCTGTTGATGCTCGTGGCGAGCTGCTTCTCAAATGCGTCGAGCTTGTCTTCCTCGGCGGGCAGCAGGTCGGCGCTCAACCCGTACTGTTCTGCGATGGCGTTGCGTTTCGCCTGCAACAGGCCGAGGCTGATGCCCTTCTCGCGGGCCTCATTGACCTTCGCTTCGGTTTCCTCGGCTAGCTTTCGGGCGTCTTCGGCTGCTTTCTGGGCTGCTTCGAGCTTTTCACGTTCCTTGGCGAGCTTTCGGCTGATGATGGCGTCGAGCTGGGCTTGGGTGATTGTCGGCTCCTGCTGTGTCGAGGACGCTGCGCTTCCAGACGAGCCTTCAGAGCCTCCCATTCCGGTACCGGTCGCATCCGGTTCAACTCCTTCCACTAGGCGGATTCGCTGATTCAAGTGTCGTTTGAAGTTCATACCAGTCTTTCCAATCTTAACCGCATCGTGAGTTCCACGATGTCCGTAGCAGCATTATACGCCCTGCGCAAGTCAATTCGCGCTTTCAGCGTCTTCGGATTGTCGAAGTCGTCTGGCAGCGCCGCGAGATGCCGTCCGAGTTCTTCTTGGATTGAGCGGGCTTGGTTTTCAATCGTTTGGATTGGTGCAGTCAAGTGCCATGTCCTTCTTGTAGGTCGCGACTAGGCAGTCGTGTTCGAATCCGCCTTCGTCAACGGTTTGAATCGTCGTGTAATGCACCGGCGTGTTCGCATATTCGCAATACCATGCCCATGCGAACATGATGGTCAGCATGATGGCGATTGCCCCGTATGCGATTGCGGTGAACGTGTCTCGCATTCGTGCTCCTTTCCCAGGGTTTTTCCGATGATCGCGCATGCCAGTCCGACATTGCGCGTGGTTCTTATTCTAGTCCGATAGGCGAACATGATTCGACCGTTTTCGGTCGCATGGCATGCGGCGAGCGTCCGCCCGCATCGCGGGCATTCGAAGACGCATGCCAGTCCGCGTCCGGTGGGGCGGATTGCCACACTCGCCCCATGTCGTGCGCCCATGTCGCACAGGCGCCCTATCGGATTCG